AAGAAAAGGCCGAGGCCGAAGCCCCGGTCTTTAATAGTTTGTGCTTATTTCATTAACATGAAATTGTTAGCACCTTGTGTAATCAAACATCTTTCTGATAACATGTGGATTTGCATTGCATCTAAAGAAGATGTAGCAGCTCCTACAGAACCAGTAGTCCATGTTTTCATTCTTCTGTTATCAGTTTGTGAAGCTCTGTAACGAACATGCAAGAAAGGACGCTTAAGGTTCTTTCCTAATTGTTGGTCATAAACAGTAGAAGTTCCAGCTGGAATAATCACTCCTCTAATAGCAGCGGATCCAGCAGCAGCATTAATACCACCTCTTGTTGCTTTGTCATTCAAGTATCTGAAGTCAGACTTGTAGAAATCATAAGAACCTCTTCTGAAACCAGAGAAACCTAAGTTTAAAGCCATATCTTCAGAGTTATCAAACACCCCGTAAGAAGTACCACCAGCTCCGTAAGAATTCATAGAAGCTAACATATCATCCATTGCTAACGAAGTAGCTCTGTTTACAAACATCATGTTTTCTTCAATAGCACCTTGAGAATCAAATTCTGCTAAGATAGCATCAAATTCAGCTAAGTCAGTAGCAGCGTTAATACCAGTGATACCTGAAGTTTCATTACCTCTTGCTTCAATAGCAGCGAATAAACCTTGAGTACCTGTTTGGTTACCATCAGCACCATACATACCGAAAAATAAATCTGTATGAGTTGCAGATCCATCAGCGGCACTAATTTCACCTTCTAACATTGACATCTCTAAGTAATCAGTAAAACGAGCTCTTGTATCAGCTTCAGCTTTTAAGTACCATAAGTAACCGCTTTGACCCATTTCTCCAGTAACCTCAACCCAACCAATACGAGCTGTATCAGAACCTGATACTTCGTAGTAGTCTTTTAAGATAATCGGCTTGTTAGTGTAAGTCTTCATCTCTGGCTCATTAGCTTTGTGAGAATCAGAAGCAGCCGTACCAGCTTCGTTAGTGTAAGATTTACCTTTTGCGTATTCAGAACCATAAACCAATATAGTTGTGTCATTAGCAGCATCGCCAGCCGTTACAGCTAAAGCTGTAGCAGTATAAGGAGCTACGTTAATAATGTTAGAAGCTACTTCAGTAACTAAACATTTGAAAACACCGTTTGAGTTAGATACAATAACTGTATCATGCACTCTAACCGCGTGTGCAGCTCCAGAAACAGCTAAACCATCAATTTCTTTTTGTAAAGTAATTTCAGAAACTCCTGAAGGTACAGAACCACCTGTAGCACTTGTTACCTGTCCTGTGTATGAAAGATGTAATCTTCCTTGTTCAGACCATACGACTTGATCAGCCGACATCGCCTCTTCAGCTCCTACTTGTGAAAGAAATCCTGAAATAGTTCTCGGTCCGAAAACTTCAGCTTCTTTCTCCATAAGATCTGGTAAATATTGTTGAGCCCACGTTGTATCTGTAGTGCCCGTAAAATCTAGATAATTTGTATTCAACGCTTGCTGGTTTGGAGCAGGCGTTGGAGTACCATTAAATGTAACTGCCATAATTATTGTTTTTTAATTTTTAAATTTATTGTTTTTAATTTTAAACTTAAAATCAGAAGAATTTTGACCTAGCACTTTAACTTTTAAACCACCCGCTTCAACAGTACCATGGCTTTGCCTTGGATTCATATCCACATTCTTAGCATTAGCAATACTATTTTTCATAGCATCAGCTTTGCCTTGTTCGTAAAAGTGTTTTGCAATAGCATCAGGATTGCTAGCTGTAAATAAAGCCTTGTGATAACCGTTAGCATCTTTTAAAGTGGAATCTTCATTAACAAACTTTGTCATGAATTGATTTATATCACTTTGCTCAGATTTAACTTTATCTGCATCCTTAATATTAAATCGATAATTTTTATCACCGACGTTATATTCAAAACCTTTGAATTTGTCGTTAAAAACGGTGTTTGTTTTTTGTGTAAAGTTATTACGATTTTTTTCACTATTTTTTGAAATCTCTTCTGATTCCTTGTTGTATCTATTAAAGAAATCCATAGCTTTTTGTTGCTCGCTTGTAAGCTTGCTTCCAGCTTTAATCTCTTCATAGTATTTAGACTTTTGCCCGTCTAAGTGGCTTTTAGCGTTGGCAACTTGCTCTTTTAACGCTAATTTTTTTCTACGTACATCTCTTTCGTCGTCTTCATCTTCGTCAAAAGAGAATTGATCTTCCATAAGGAAGTTAATTTCTTCGTTGTTTAAATGAGGTTTTGTTTGGTTGTAAAATTCTCTTAACAAACTATCATCATCTAATTTACTATAATCCTGGTTAAGCTTTACATAGTCATTTATATCACCACCAGTTTCCCCCATAAAGTCTACTAGTTTTTGAATATTTTCTGGTAATGCTTGCCCTGTAGCTTCGGCTGTGGCTATAGCTTCTTCAACTTGCTCTTCAACCTTTTCAACTTCTTTTTTTTCTTCTTCAGTAATTTCTTCTAATACTGTGTTTTCTTGTGTTTCAGTTTCCGGTTGTACTTCTTCTTGTTCTTGTGTGGGCTCGGCATTTTCAGCGCTTGCAACCACTCCGCTGTCGTTAGCGTTATCTTCTTTAGTTTCATCTTCTTTTGGTGTTGGAGGTTTTGACAAGTCAACTTTTGTTATAGACTGTTCTAATACTTCTCCTGGTTTTTTCATACTTGCTTTTACTTTTGTAACGTCACCCTTAGGCTCGTTAGCAGTTTTTTCAACTACCTCTTTGTTTTCTTCTTCCATAATATAATATAATAATAATTAATAATTCTAACTAGGGTCAAAACCACCTAAATCAAATCCACCACCTAGTATATCATTACCTGCGGACTCAAAGTTTTTAGGTGGTTTACCACCATTTCTTTGTTCAATCATTTCACTTTGCTGAGATGCTTGAATTTTTGTTCTTTCGTCTTTACGATCTTCTTTTTCTTTTTCTCCTGCTCTTTTAGTATCAAACTCTAAACTTTTAAGTTGCATGTTCATTTGAAACTCTAATTGCATTAACTCTTTTTTATGTTGAACTTCTTGCATCATTTTTTGAGAGGCTAAATCAGACTTTAACTGCTCCAACTGACCTTGACTAGCTGTTAAGGCTTGGTTTTTTTGAACCTCACCTTGAGCTGCGGCTTGCGCTGCCTGTTGGTTCATTTGACTCTGCATTTGCATATTTCTTTCTTGAAGAGCTTGGTCTTTATCCATTTTCTTTTTTCTACGTATTTTAAGAAGTTGGTTTGCTAGCTTAACGTTTTTTATATCTCTAAGATCAATAGCATCTTCTAAGTCTATACTTTGAGTTTGTATTGCCATTTGAATATTGTTTTCAAGAACAGCTTTTTCTTCGTCATCAGGCATTAAATCAATAAATATACCAAAATCATAAAGATGTAACTCTGATATTTCTTCTAAAGCAGCAACGTTGTGAACTCCTATCTGATGTATAAAAGCATCTTTAGTTGGAGAGTATTCTATAATGTCAGAAATTCTTAATGATAAACATTCAGCGGTTTCAGCTGTTAAAAACAAACCAGCTTGTAATATATGTCTTGTTGCTGTATTTGAGTTCGCTGCTGCCATTTTTTGAATACCAACTAAAGCGTTTTTATCTGGAGTACTACCATCTCTAGCTTCGTTAAGCCCAGTAACATCTCTTATCATTTGTAAATAATAATTGTATGTGCCTATTAAAGATTGCATTTTATTGCCACCACTACCAGATTGTATTTCTTGTATAGGTATTTTGCCTGGATTCATGTCGCCATCACTAGTAAAGCTTCTTCCTATCACAGAACCAGTTTGAAAATACATGTTTAAAGCTTCTTGCGGGTTGTAGTTCGTTCCGTTACCTAGATCTATTTCAGCTAAACCATCCGCGTCTAAATAAATACCATCTGGAACTAACCTAGACATCACTTGTTGTAGTTTTAAGTGTGTTAACTGAATCATATCTGCAAAGCCAGTTATTCTTTTAACTAACGAATCTATTTTTCCTCTATACATCCTAGGCGCAACAATTGAATAGTTTAACTTTACTTTTGTAAAATCACTTTTTTCACGCATCATATTTTTTGCCATTTCCCACTTAAGTAGTTTATCTGTACCAAGAATTAAAGCCCCTTCGTAAAGACACTCTATAGATCTTAGCATTCTACCGTAACCACCTTCTTTGTCTTGTGGTGGATCAAAACCATCATCTTTAGGTATAACTTTTTCAGCACCAGTAGCTGTTTCTTTCATTTTATAAACCTCGTTCATGTAAGTTTTATAATTAAAGTACAGCACTTGAATAGTGTTGGTGTCTTCTTTATCGTAATCGTGAGAGGAGCTGTATCTAGACCTATTGATAGACTTGTTTTTCATTATATCCTTAAGAGCAGTTTCGTCTAAATGTGGGAATTGTTTTGCTAGCTCGTTAATTGGTATA